AGCTAGGGCACAGTACTTAGCATAGAAAGGAGTAGACTATGGAATTAGTTCTTGATGTAGAGAACACAGTCACACACAGGGGTGGCAAGATGCACCTCGATCCTTTCGAGGCAAGCAATAAGCTTGTACAGGTAGGCATACAAGAAGTTAGATCAGGCAAGCAAGACATATATAACTTTGACCACTTAGAGGCTAATGATTCTGAGGGTCATCAGGCTAAGGCACTACAAAGTAAGTTGGACGATACAACTGTATTGATAGTTCATAATGGACAGCATGACATGCCTTGGCTATGGGAGAGTGGATTTACATATACAGGCGACATATATGATACCATGTTAGGTGAGTATGTATTGATGAGAGGCAACCATATAGAGATGACATCTACTGGTTCTTTTAAGAAGAAGTCACTAAGCTTAGGTGAGTGTGCCATAAGGCGTAAGCTAGATTGCCAGAAGGATGACACCCTAAAGAAATACTTTAAGGAAGGTTACAACACTAATGAGATACCATTAAAGGAACTTACATACTATCTAGAGTGTGACCTATCAACGACACGAGACTTATACATAGATCAGCTAGGCGACTACGCTAAGCCGGAGAGTGAGTCTCTTATCAATATTAGAGATATAACATTCAAGGTATGCCTGTGCCTATCTCGTATGTATTCTTCTGGTATCAAGGTAGACCTAGAGGCTCTTGACTCTGTGCGTAAGGAGTTCGAGAAAGAGAAGGTAGACATAGAAGGGCGTCTACAGACTAAGGTACGTAAGCTTATGGGAGATACTCCTATCAATCTTAACAGCCCAGCGCAGATGTCTGAGGTAGTGTACAGTAAACGTGTTAACAATAAGAAAGAATGGGTAATACTATTCGAACACACCAAGACAGACAAAGAGTATAGAGATGCAGTCAATGCTAACAGTACACAAGTACGTAGGACTACAGCTTTTACATGCCCTGATTGTAATGGTATTGGTAGTGTCCATCGCATCAAGAAGGATGGAACAAAGTTTGCTAGGACGAACAAGTGTAAACCATGCGAGGCAAGAGGATATCAACTCAAGAAGACCAACGAGTTAGCAGGGCTAGGCTTTATGCCACCTAGCAAACAGTGGGTAAGCGCTAATGGTTTTAGTACAGGCAAGGATAACTTAGACAAACTTATGTCTACAGCTAAGTCCAATGGCATGGATAGTGCAGTAGATTTTCTTGGGGATCTTAAACGTCTATCAGCTATCAGTAGCTACCTCTCTAGTTTTGTTGAAGGCATATCTGTATATACGAAACAGGATGGGGTGCTACACGTTGCTCTCACTCAGCACATTACCAGTACTGGTAGATTTTCCGGACGTAACCCTAACATGCAGAACATGCCAAGAGGTGGTACGTTTCCTGTTAAGAGGGTGTTTGTTTCTCGTTGGGATGGTGGGAAAATCATGGAGGCAGACTTTGCTCAGCTAGAATTTCGTGTTGCAGCATTTTTATCTCAGGATGCTACTGCTATCAAAGAGATTGATACAGGCTTTGATGTACACAATTACACAGCTAAGGTCATTACTGATGCAGGTCAGCCTACGTCACGCCAAGAAGGAAAATCGCATACATTTGCTCCTTTATTTGGAGCTACAGGGTATGGACGTAGCCCAGCAGAAGCGGCATACTACACGCACTTCATTAAGAAATACAAAGGTATAGCGGCGTGGCACAAGAAGCTAGGAGATGAGGCTATACGCTTTCAAAAGATTACTAACGTAGGCGGTAGGCAATATGCCTTTCCTAACACAGAGAGAAGACCTAATGGTATGCCTACCAACTTCACAATGATAAAGAATTACCCTGTCCAAGGCTTTGCAACAGGAGATGTTGTACCTGTAGTATTACTAGAGCTAGAAAATAGGTTACAATCTATGCGCTCACTTGTAGTCAACTCTGTGCATGACTCAATGGTGATTGACATACATCCCTATGAAGAAGCTCAGGTTATAGCTATTATAAATACCTTGAACATGGACTTGAACGATATCATCTATGACTACTACAAAGTTAAGATGAACGTACCTCTACTTTTAGAGGCTAAAATAGGCCCGAATTGGCTTGACACAATAGACGTATGAAGGTATAACTTACCTTCCTTATAAACCCTCATAGATAAAGGAATATAATATGAGTAATGAAGTAGCAATAGCCGTAGAAGGCATGTCCCTAGCAGAAGCAATGGGAATTAGTGCATCCGCCGGATCAAAATCAACACTCGCTCGTGTAGCGCAAGTACAGACAGCTTTGACAGTTACCGATAAAGAAGGTGACGAGCATATCAAAGTACCTGTTGGTTCCTATAAGGTAACCATGCCTGACGGAGAGATTGTATACAGTAAGACAATAACTATTCGTTTGTTCTCACAACGTCAGCAGTGGCAACGATTCGATAGCGCATCAAATACGATGCATAAGTCATTACTACATGCTAACCTTAATGTTGATCTAAAAGACACTACAGGTAAGTTTAATCTTGGGCGTCCATCAGGTTACATTAAAGACTTTGCATCATTACCGGAAGCAATGAAGGGAGTCATCCGTAGTGTTAAGCGTGTCAAAGTAATGCTTGGTATGGTGTCATTAGATAAAGCTACAGACGAAGTAGGCAATGTATTGAAGGACTATAATGAAGATATGCCCTTTGTAATGGATGTAAGAAATAATGAATCTATAAAGGCTATGGATTCATCTATCTCACAGATCATAGCTAAGAAGCTAACACCTATCGAGCATACTATTAAGTTAGGCAATGATAAGCGTGCGGGTCAGTCAGGTGTTAAGTATGCCATCATTGTACCATCATTAGGTACTAAGGTTTCCTATGGAACAGGCGATAGTGATACACTACGTTCTTTCCTTGATTGGGTTACAAGTACTAACAACTACATCGAAGGTAAGTTTGATGAAGTGTCAGCAGGGTCTATATCCCCAGAAGAAGCCGCAATAGTAGGATCTATCGTAGAAGTTAAAGAGTTCGAAGGATGATCCACCCCGCTGAAATATCAGTACATGCATTCCTTCGCTCTGCTATTGAAGGTAAGTCAAGTATGAGCGAGGAAGTAATACAGCAAGTAGCCACAGATGTGGCTGCTGCACTTAACAAGCAGTTCAATAGTGGGCCTCGTGACCAATTTCGTTTACGTATGTCTAACATTGGACGTCCTAGATGTCAGCTATGGTTTGCTAAGAATGATCCTGACCACGACTGCGAGAAACCTACATCATTCATGCTGAACATGTTAATGGGCGACTGGACTGAGGCCATCTTTAAAGGGGTACTACGTGCCGCTGGGGTATCCTTTGATGACAACGCAGATGTCACGCTACAGGTGGGTGACACCACCATAAAAGGCGAGTATGACATGGTTCTGGATGGTGCTATGGATGACGTAAAATCTACAACACCATATGGGTACGATCAAAAGTTTTCTAGTTTTGAAGATTTAACTAGGAAGGATGACTTTGGTTATGTAGCACAGCTTGTAGGTTACGCTAAAGCCGCTAACAAAAAAGTAGGTGGTTGGTGGGTAATCAACAAAGTCAATGGTGAATTTAAGTATGTATCAGCAGAGACAGCTAACGTTGATGAAATAATGGAATCCATAAAGGGTACTGTTGACTATATCAATAACGATGAGCCTTTCAAAAGATGTTTTGATGCTGAACCTGAGACTTTTAGAAAGAAACCTAGTGGTAACATGAAGCTACACAAGACGTGTGGCTGGTGTGACTATAGGAAAAAGTGTTGGCCTGAATTGCAAGAGATTGATTCAAAGGTATATACAGGCGGCAAAGCACCACCCCAAGTAAAATATGTTTATCTAAAGGAAGAAAACAAATGAGTATAATAACTATCAACGAAAAAGAATACGAAACAGATGATATGTCTAAAGAATTTCTTGATGTAGTAAAGGTTATTGAAGCCAATTTTAAAGCTTCTAACCTATTAAGTCACACCTTACAGTGTGTTAATGCTGTAGGTAGCATGAAGCTAAAAGAACTTGAGATATTAGCAGGTAATGATACAGAAGATGGCAAAAAACTATAAACGAAAACATAATTCAAGTAAATATAAGAGCGGCCTCGAAGATGATGCTGTTCTTTTCCTTGCTAAACGTCAGAAGAAAGTACGTTATGAAAAGCTCAAGATAGAGTGGGAAGATTTAAAGTATCGCACATACACCCCTGACTTTGAATTAGATAATGGTATTATAATTGAAACCAAAGGAAAATTTGATCCAGATGATAGGCGCAAACATCTTGAAATAAAGAAACAACACCCTGAGTTAGACATACGCTTTGTGTTTAGTAATGCTAAGGCTAAGTTAAACAAAGGAGCTAAGTCTAGATACTTTGAGTGGTGCGATAAGAATGGTTTTCTATGGGCACAAAGAGTTATCCCCGAAGACTGGCTCAAAGAACCCGGCAAGTGTACTAAGTTAGATCGTATAGAAGTTAAAACAGGCAAGTTAGCCCATTGCACAGAAAGGAATTAGTATGCCTTATGAATTAGGAGACGATGAAGTTGCTCTCATAATACGCCCAACAGATTATAAATTAACCGAGAGTGAATGGTTAGGTAAGATCCAAACTGGTATAGCTGTTGGTGATAACTTTGATTTACCGGATGATGTACTGAGTGATCTGGTACATGTGGCTACCTTGTGTACATCCTTATTAGATATAATGAATGAGGATGATGATCTCTATGAACGTGTCATGGAACATAGACATAACATCTTAATAGAAGAGATAAATAAGCGTCAAGAGCCTTTACAAAATAAGAGTGGCGAGGTAATAAACTTTAACGCTTTTACTAAAACAAGAGGTAACGCATGACAGAAAAGTATGATCCAGTTAAACGCCCAGCGCACTACAATCAAGGCGGTATTGAATGTATAGATTACTTACGTCAGGTGCTAGGCTTAGAAGGTTTCATTGCGTATTGCCACGGCAACCTTATTAAATATCAACACAGATATCGCTACAAAGGTAACGGCGTAGAGGATATGGATAAAGCTGAGTGGTACTTAAATAGAATGAACAAAGCCCTTAAGGAGAAACACAAATGAAAGATAAAACCTTTGGAGTATCCTTTTCTGTAGTTGTTGAGGCTGATAACAATATCTTAGGATCATACGATGAAGATCACATCAATGATGTACATGACTTAATTGTAGATATAATTTATGACATTGATGATATAAAGAGTATTAATAATTTAATAGTAAAGGAAAAAGAGTGATAACGTCTTTTAGAGAGTACCAAAATAAAGCAGTAAGCTTTGCTATATATCCGGCAACACACAAGGTACTATACCCTACGCTAGGGCTTTGTGGTGAAGCAGGTGAAGTAGCTGATAAGGTTAAGAAGCAGGTTAGGGATGGTGTCTTCAATAGACATGAGGTAGCTAAAGAATTAGGTGATGTACTGTGGTACTTAGCTAATCTTGCTAATGATATTGGTTATAACTTAGACGAGATAGCTGATATGAACATAGAAAAACTTACCAGTAGACAAGCCAGAAACAAAATAAAAGGGTCAGGAGACAATAGATGAACAACTACTTACCAACAGACTATCAGTCATTTATACACAAGTCACGTTACGCACGTTGGCTTGATGATGAAGGTAGAAGAGAGACATGGGGCGGAACAGTAGGGCGCTACATGACTAACATAGTCAAGCCTTCCATAGGGGATAAACCTAAAGTGATAGCAGAGATAGAAGAAGCTATCTTAAACTTAGAAGTTATGCCTTCAATGAGAGCCTTGATGACAGCAGGGCCAGCACTAGCTCGTGATAACACAGCAGGCTACAACTGTTCATACTTAGCAGTAGATACACCAGTAGCATTCGATGAGGCTATGTTTATATTGTTATGCGGTACTGGTGTAGGTTTCTCTGTTGAACGACAATCTATACAGAAGCTACCAGAAGTACCAGAGCTATTGTATTACAGTGAAACAACCATTGTAGTTAAGGATAGCAAAGAAGGTTG